GTGTATTTCGTATTACTAAATTCATGAAATTCACCGTTGACTAGCATAATGAATTTTAGTTCATTCCATATTGTTTAGTTTTGATACTTTGACACCACATTTTGTTAAGAAATTAACACCATCAGAAGAACGATAATCTTCTCCATAAAAAACTTCTCTAATTCCTGCTGTGAAAATTAGCTTTGCGCATTCATAACAAGGCGAATGTGTTATGAACATATATGCACCATCACCAGATTCTTCACTTTTAGCCAACTTAGCAATAGCATTCATTTCAGCATGAATGACTTCTGGTTTGGTTACTAATTTTGGTAATGATTCTGAATTAATATTAATTTCAACAGATTCATCCTCACAATTGTTATTCCAACCAGCAGGAGTTCCATTATAACCAACAGAAATAATTCTATCATCTTTGACTACAATGGCACCCACCTTTAATCTTCTAGCATAGGATTCTTTTGCAAATCTTTTTGCAACATCCATATACACATTTAGAAATTTTTTATTCATTATTAATATTTCAATTTTTTAAGAAATGATTTTCTAAAAAAGAAAATGGATAATTCCTCATTTGGGGAAACTTCTTTTGGATTTTTCTTGGAAACTGCCATAAATTCTTCTCCATTTATTTCTGTTCCTTTCCAAGCAGGAGAAGAATAAAAAATTTCATCGGGTCTTAATATATTTGACCATTTCGTAATAATATTGTAATTCATTGCAAACCCCATTCAATAATGTAATTATACACTATCCAAAAAAAATGTCAAGCAAAATTTTGGATACTGTTGTATTTTTACAACATTTTTATTTTTTCCAGGTTTTGCCGATATTATATTTTGGAGATAAAGTCCATTCAGATTTTTCTTTGTGATTAAGAATTCTAATCTGTGATAAATTCACTTTTAGATTTCCTAATTTTTCTGGATTTACGATTTTGCATAAACCCCAATCTTCCAATAGGTTGATGATTGTGTTGCGTCTTGCAATATCATTTTCTTCAAAATTAGTATTTTTACCATCAAGGGCAAAAAGTTCTTTAAAATGAACTATGTAATATTTATTTTTCTTATGGAGAATATGGCATGATTGATAAAGAATTTTATCTTTGGTTGAAGCAACTCCAATTCTAGTCAACGTCTCACGAATCTTTAAAAAATCATCATCTTCTCTCAATTCAACTTCAATCATATCATTTAAATTTATCATTATTTTAACTCCAAATAAGTGTTATTGTTATAATAACTTTATTTAGAAGCCTTGGATTTTTTAACTATTCCACCTTTTTCAGTCTTTTGACGAATAATTTCAATTTGTTCTGGAGTTAAAATGTCCATAACAGATTTTGTTTTTTCATCAGAATAAGAAAAAAATTCTTTGACTGCTAGAAAATCTTCTGAATCGGAATTCTTTTTATTCCATGACTGAAACTTTCTTTTGAATTTTCTGGTTCCAAAAAAATGAAAATCATATTGCATTCTTTTATCAATATTAAACATATTCATTTCGTTTGCATTGAATACACAATCAATATGATTTGATAAAGCTCGATTGACAATAAATGGAACATAATCTTTTTCATCCAGATCATCCCGAATGATCTTTTCATTTCCTTGAAGGATAGAAGGAATAATTTCTTTGAATAAATCAGGCATCATTTAAACTCCACATCAACCATAATTTCTGTAAGTGCAGCAACCAGATTGATTTCTTGATCTGCACAAAAAGCAGCTTGATATTGATATTTCGCTAAAATAAGTACGGCTTGTGGAATTGATGATGGCTTAACGTAATCATACAAAGAATCATAAATTTTTCTATAAATCAATGCTGGATCATTATCGATATTTCCAACAACCCACTTTCTTGCTGATCCAAAGTCTTTTGTTTTTAAGGAATCAATCAATTCACGAATTCTAACATCAGAAATTTGATTTAGAATTCCTTTATCGATTTTACCAGAAACAGAATATCGTTGAAGTTCATTAAGAATTCTTCGATTGTCGGGAAAATGTTTTGTAATTAGACCAGCAATTACTTCCTTATCAAACTGAATCTTTTCCGCTGTTAAAATTTTTTCAACTCTTTTCATAAAAGAAGCAGCAAGTTTAGCTTTATTTCCGTTAATCTTAAAATCGATAACGGTACAACGAGAATGAATCGGATCAATAATTCGATTCTTATAATTACAAGTGAAAATGAAAGAACAATTTCCGGAAAATTCTTCGATAGCACCACGCAATGCTGGTTGAGTAGAATTTGGATTCAAATAATCTGCCTCATCAACTATAATAACTTTTCTGCCACCAGATAAACTTACAGATGAAGCATAAGTTTTAATCTTTGTTCTGAGAACATCAATACCACTTTCATCTGATCCATTGATGATAATATAATCACAATCAATCTCATTACATAAGGCACGAGCAACTGTAGTTTTACCTACGCCCGCTGTACCTGAAAGTAATAAATTTGGAATGTTTTTTTGTTTCACAAACTCTTTGAAAGTTTGCTTTAGTTCGTCGGGAAGAATACATTCATCAATAGTCTTTGGACGATACTTTTCAACCCACAGAAAATTGTCACGATCATTTTCACTCATAATATATTTTTACTCCATTAAGGATTTTTAATTTCAAACAAAGTTTGGAAAAGATTTTCAAACTGTTCATTTTCAGAAACTAATTCTTTGAAATTAGCTTTGAAATATGTCTTTGCCGCCTTTGCAATAATTTTCTTTGGAATATCTGTTTCTTCATGTGCAACAAGAATAATATCCTTTAATTCTTGCTTTAATGTTTCTATTTTAGTTAAAACAACATTTGCTTTTTCAATTGCATCTTTTAGTTCTTTTTTCGCTTCTGCATCAATTTCAATATCTTGCATGACCTTTAATTTCCTCTAAAACATCAATCTTATTATCTTCAACAACTACAGATCCACCAATAAACGATACAACTGTCTTGCCACCGACTGGATTTGGTTCACCAGACTCATCTTTTTCCGGTGCTGTAAAAATTGAAGTAATATGTTGTTTGAAAACGTGAATTACAATACCACTTTTTACTTCAGTTAATGTAATATATGGAATCATACTTTATTTCCTTCTCGTTCTGTTGCAATCCAATATTCAATATTATCAGATTCATTTTTGAAATATGAAATGCCACGTTCTGACATTTCTACATTATATGTGTCTGGAATCAACTTCAGATTTTCCGTCTTAAAAACAAAAGTAAACTCTTTATCTGTTTCACCAATCTTAAGTGAATTCTTATGTGCTGCGTCATTCTTCAAATCAAAAGCAATAAGATTCAAATTTCCATCTTTACCCTCAAATGCAATATTTGGAGATTGAAGCAGATTACTTGTCTTTGTTACCCATTGAAAATCATCTAGTTTAAGTTGAAACGAAACTGCCTTTTCACCAAAATTAACATCTTTGTTTGGTGGAACCACAATAGAAGTTTCATCTGTCTTTCGATAATAAATCTTACTACGACCATTTAAACCACTGATAATAACATGATGTTGGTCAAAATCAACATCTGTATTATCTTTATCAAGTGTTAATAGTGAAAGGAAACTGTTCAAATCATAAATTCCAAATTCCTCTGGAATTTCTTGTTTGATTTTTGCTTTTACTAAAACAACTTTATTGGGTGTAATAGTCTTTAATTCTGTTCCCTTACGAAAAAGAATGCTTGGATTTAGACTAGCAAAATGTTTCAGTACACCCAACGTTTCATTTGTAAATTTCATTATATAAACTCTCCATCATCTTTTTAAATAAACATTCATGATATTTTTGATTTCTTTTTTAAGATCATCTAAAGAAGAATTGTTTGTAACAGTTAAAGTCACTGGCGATCCTATCCATTTCCATTCTGATGAATGGACTTTATGAACATTTATCATGTTATATTCATGTTCATGTGATCCTCTATTTGCATAGAGTGCATCTTCATACCAAATAGGCAATCTACCTCTTTGAATATGAAATACTAATCCATCATTTTCTTGAATGAATTTAATCTCGTTAGGAAAACGAACATCTGTAATAACATAATTCTTGTTAGGATCCACTCTAGATTGCATCAATTTGATCCAAAAATCATCATGAAAAGTGTTTCTACCTATTTCAGTTCCTATCAATTGAAGTGCTAATCTGGGACTGAATTCTTTTTCAAGAAGATTACTCCACTTTTCATCTGGTTTTTCTCTCCAGGCTCTCGATTGTTCTGTTGAACCCTCAAGCATTTCTCGATCCCATCCGAAAATAAACGATGCAATATCTTTAACTGGCTTCGCAAAGCTTTCATGAATGAAATCATAATCTTGTACTAGAATATCACCAACAGTACCTTTTCCACTTCCGATAAAGCCAACTAAACCTATAATCATTATGCATTTACCTTTTTTCTATAAGTACCATTCTCTCTACTATTCCAAATAACTTCACCTTTTAGATGATCTTTAACTCGCGCAGCTACAACTTTGCGTCTAATTTTATAATCTTCAAAAGATTCATTTTCAAGACGTTTTGGTGTCAAAAGAGTATCAAAATTAAAGTCATATGCTGGAATAGGATCTGCTGCATTTAGTGTGTATGTTGTTTCATTACTTTCCATTACATTTCTCCAACATAGTTTGCGATGGCTGGCATGTCACCTTGAAAATGATATGTGCCAATATGAGTTGTTTTCATCCATGGACATAGATAAATCTTACCGCCGATATTTCTCCACCATTGACAAAACATATAATCTTCTGACAAATATCTTTCAGAATCTTTATCGATAACAGTATCAAAATAAGCATGGATATAACGAGAACCATCAAAATGTTTTTGTCCAACATGATCTGGTTTATACTTTAGATTTGGATATGCTTCTTCAAATTTTGCAAACACTTCTCTCTTAATCATCATAAAACCAGTTCCAATTTCAAGAACTTCTAGTGGTTCTGAAACAGAAAATTGTTTTGTTCCTTGAACAGGATTAAAGACAAAATCACCCGCGAGCTTTTCCAGAACACCAGCTTCAACTTGTGGATTTTTAGTAACACCTTTCTTGATGTTGTTCCACTTAATTGCCTTCTTAGGATATGGTCCACCAATTACATCTTTATCGAGTGCAAGAAGGGCTAATACATCCTTAGGATCAAACGCAATATCTGAATCAATAAACAAAAGATGCGTACAATCCGAACGATAAAGAAACTCATCGACTAGATAATTTCTTGCTCTTGTAATCAAAGATTCATTAAAGAGAAATGAAAACTTTGTTTGAATTCCATATTGCATACACATGCCTTGTAGATCAAGGCATGATTTCATGTAAAGACCATGATTCATTCCACCATACATAGGTGTTGCAATCATTATACTTTTCTTCTTTAATTCTTCAATTTTAATTGAAATTTCCATAATTTATCCAATAAAAGCTGGGGAACATTAGATGTTCCCCGAATTATCAATTAAGCATGAACATTATTACGACGGGCTAGCTTGTAAAATGTAATTACACGACCATCGTCTAGTTCCTTCTTCTTTGTTACAATGTTGTAACCTTCCTGACGCAATTCAGAAATTCGTGCAGACACATTGTTCACATTGAACATATTTTGTGCTTGCCTAGTTGTAAAGGTATTGTATGGACCTTTTCTCTTAAGAAACTTAAGCATGTTTTCACGTACACTCATAATTAACTCCCATAGTTAAATAAAAACAATTATATCACACAATTCAACAATGTCAAGATTAAATTAGTAATTATTTTGTTAATTTTACTAATTTTAATCCGTAATTGTTTACTCCTTTTGGCAACTCTATTCCTTCTTTTAATTTTAATTTGTTGTTTTTAAAAGGACTATAATCTACATAGTGATGCCATCTACCATATCTCCAAACAACTCTAGAAACATCTGGATGAAGATCAACTAACATTTGTGATTTGTTAATTGTTCCTTCTGGATTTAACATTCCATCTCTCCATTTATCTTTTTCTAGAGAACCTTCCTTATGATAGAATTCTTCAGTATTTCCACCTTTCACAGTTTGAGTTGCTGATTTACCTTGAAGAAAAGCGTTAAATTGAATTGTGCAATCACCATCTTTCAACACTCGTAAAGATAAATCAGTATCTTCATTATATCTTCCTCTCCATCGATGTTTACATTTGTTGTCTATTAATAGAGTAGAATAAATTCTTGTATTTTTTACATAAGGTGGATAATAACTATTTGGTGCAATAAAAAATCTATATTGAAATCCAGAAACAGGAACATTTTCATAACGATCAATAAAATCTTCTGCAATTTTGAATATGATTCCAGATTCTACACGAATTCTTTTATTTTTATGTAAACGATAAAAATCTCCAATATTATCATCAAGAACCCAATGCTTTTCTGCGCCAAGTTCAATTGAATGATCCCAAACACTATTTCTTGCTCTTCCTGGACCATCACCATGATTTGAAAATGGTAATTCAATTAAGGTCACATAATCTTTAAGGTTGAATGTTTCAAGAGCTTTTGTGTAAGGTTCAATATCTTGAGGTTCGACAGCAATATAATGTGGAACTTTCATTCTTGTTAAAGAACGAGAAGTTATCATTGAATCTGATCTTCCTTTTGAAACAATATAAACAGGATATTTAGGATTCGTCATCTTCCATCCACCTTAATAATGCATTTTCCTCACGATCTAATTCTGGATACCAAATTGATTTGGTTTTCTCTGTCAATTTTTGATTCATAATCTTGGCAAATTCTTGATAATCCTCTTTGTTTCTAAAAGAAACTATAATTTTTTTATATGGAGGATTATCTTCTTGAGTGAATTCTGGCATTCCTACCCAATGTTTTTTCCACTCTTTTTCATCTGCCATCAACATTTCTTTTTCTTGTTCATCAAGATCAAAAAAATCAACTAAACTTGATTCTTTTATTTCTTGTTTAACATTCAAACAATTATCGTATTCGGTAAATTCTTTTTCAATTTTATCTTTTTTCATACTATATGAATCCTTATTTACGAAGCTTTTTTGATACCTTTGACATTTTATTCGTAGATTTTTCAAAACTTTTATATAGTTTTTGTCTCTTTTCAACTGCACACTTTAATGCTAATGGTTTTGCTTTCTTTGTAAATGTTACACCATTCAAATGGTCTAATTCATGTAGAATAATTCTTGCTGTTAAACCAGTATAAATTCCCTGTTTCTTTTCTCCATTAAAATCTTCATATTCAAGATGAACAGAATCTGGTCTAGTAATACTAATAAACAAATGCGGATAAGATAAGCAACCTTCTGACATATGAACATTTTCTTTACCCACACTAATTACTTTTGGATTAAAAAATGCCACAAAATTTTCACCAAATCCAGCAACAAAAACTCTATGACGTAATCCACATTGATTCGCTGATAATCCTAAACCTTTATAATGTTTGCATGTTTCTACTAAATCCGAAGCTATTTCAACAGCGTTATATTCTGGATTTGTAAAATCAAATTCTGGAATAGTCTCAGATAAAATAGGATCTAATTCACGAACTAAGGATAGAATATTCTTTCTTTCTACGTTTGTTGATTGTTTTTCAGTATTAATTGTCAATACTGCATCTGTAAATTTTTGTTCGCTCATACTATCATCCTACTAAAATTGTTTTTCTTTTCGAAAGTAATTACACTTCTAAATTTATCTGATAATTGATCACCCTTATGTGAAATTACAAAAACATTAGTATCCTTTGATACATCAGAAAGAATATTCATTAATAATTCAACAGAAGATGCATCAAGACTACTATCAAAAACTTCATCTAAAATTAATAGATTTGTATTTGTTGAATTTTTAATTTTTGCAATTTGTCTCCAAGTAAATAATAATGCAAGATCAATTTTTTGTTTTTCACCTTCAGAAAAATTATTATAACTGAAATCATCCCTATATCTCGATTTGATCGATTCGTTAAAACTTTCATCGAGATTAAAATTAATAAATGAATCCATAGTTGTCAAATACTTATTAATTAGTTTATTCATAATTGGTAAGTATTGTTTAATAATTTTTGTTTTGATTCCGCTATCTTTTAATAAAGAATAAGAAAAATCATAATAATGTCTATCTAATGAAATTTTCTCTTGTTCTGTTAAATATTTTTTTAATTCAGTTTTTAACTCTTTAAGTTTATCGTTTTCTAATTGGATGTTTGAAGTTACGTTTGATAATTCAATCTTTTCTTTTTCCAATTTCTCAACATACTTATATAAGGACTGAATAGAAGCGTTAATTCTCACTGATTCTGTTTGATGTTCTTGAATTTTTTGGAGAACATTTGAAATTTCTTGAAGTCTATTTCTAATCAATTCAATTTGATTTCCTACTTCTTTTCTTCCATTCATTTGTGTTTGTATTTTATTATCAACTTGTTCAAATTTATCTTTTTTAAAACTTTCATTAATATGTTGTTTGCATGTTGGACAGTTATCATTACTTTCATAGAAAGTTTTTTCTTTTAATAAATTTGAAATATTTGATTCTATCTTTGATTCAATTAAAATTAAACTTTTATATTTTGAATCTATCTTAGTCTGATCTTCAATACCTTTTAACAATTGTTGAACATGTTTATCGATTAATTGAACATCTTTTGTATATTTCTTGATGTTTATATTAGATTCATCGATTTCTTTTTGTTTCTTTTCAATTTCTTTAAGATTATGCTTCTTAAGCTGCTCAATATGATTTTTTTGCATCTTGATTCGTTCGACGCATAAATCAAGTGCATACTTATTACTCACTTCTTTTTCTTTTAATAAAGATATTTTCTGTTTAATAATTGTATGCATTGACGAGAAGATTTTAATGTCTAATAAATCTTCAATAATTTCTCTCCGATCAGCCGCTTTTAATTGCATAAAAGGAGTAAACGATGCCGAACCTAGAATAACAATCTGAGTAAAAGATTTGAAATTAAGTTTTAAAATTTGCTTTTCAAGTATTTCTTGATAATCTTTATTTGCAGCAGTTTGGTCTATTAATTTATCATCACAATAAATTTCGAAAATATTTGGTTTAATACCACGAACAACTTTATATTCTTTGTTTCCAATTGAAAATTCAACCTCGACCACACATTGTTTTTCATTGATTGAATTGATTAATGTTGGCTTATTAATATTTCTAAATGGCTTACCAAAAAGTGCAAAAGTCAATGCATCTAGCATTGTTGACTTTCCAGATCCATTTGATCCGACAATTAATGTACTTGTATTTCTATTCAAATCTATTTCTGTGAAATAGTTTCCTGTTGAAAGAAAATTTTTCCATCTGATTTTTTTAAATAATACCATATTTAATCTTGCTGTGTATTTAAAGCTTCGATATAAACTTCTCTCAAAATATATTTGAGTTTATTTACATCAAAAGATTCTGTAGTTTTGAGACCATCAATATATGAATTGAGGATTGTTATTGTATCTTGAGTTTGATCTAAATCATCATCTTCTTTATTTTCTGATATAATTTCTTCTACAATATTAACATCGGCTGGATCATATTGATAAAGTTTATTAACAAACATATCAAAAGCATATGGATTAGATTTTTTCATCACCACAATTTTAACATATTTGTTTTTAATAGAACTAACATCAAAATTCATAATATTTTCGAATGATTTATCTGTATCATCGTAAATGTAACGAATAAACATTTCATAAGGATTTTTAACAAATTCTAATTGTCTAGTTTCAAGATCAAATAAATGAAATCCTCTCTCATCACCATAATCTTGCCAAGTTAATTGATATGGATTTCCTAGGTAATAAATTCCATCTGAATTTGATTTGTGATGATAATGTCCAGAAAATGTATATTCAAATTTATTAAAAATACCTCTATTCAATCCATCTTCCGAAATGGATCCTTTATACATTGAAAATCCTTGAATCTCAAAATGTCCACAACAAATAGTTGCTTGTGTTTCTTTCATGTGTTCGAAACATTCTTTAGCATTTGAATTATTCATCCAAGGAACCATACAAATTTCTGTTCCGTCGATATTGATAGTTTCGGCTTTTTCTGAAATGAAATGAATATTATCATAATCAATCAGAGCCAATTCTGGAACATTTGGTGTATTTGTATTTCTATATGGAACATCATGATTTCCAATCAGCATCCATGTTTCAATATTATTCTCACTAAGCTTATTGAAGAATATATTCTTGGCATGCCAAAGAGTTACATGATTAGAAAATTTTCTACGATCAAATGTATCACCCAACATTAATAACTTTGTAATATTATGTTCTTTCAGTTTTGGAAAGAAAATATTTTCATAGAATTCACGATAATGTTCAATAAAATTTTGATTGTCGTTACGAACTCCCCAATGACAATCCGTTATTAAAGCAATTTTAGTCATAATATATTTTTATATTTACAATTACTCTATTGTATCATAGATCCATAAAATTTTCAAGACCTTTTTTCTTTTTTACTGCTTTTTTCTTTTCTTTGGCAGCCTCAAAATTTCCAATAAATTCTGATAAATTATCATACATTTCAAATTGAATTTGAACACCATTATCTAATTCAAGTGAATGATTCTCATCAAAAATCCCAGAAATTTCTGCTGATTTATATTTTACATATAATTCCTTCTTTTCTTTTTCAATTCTTCGCAAGAATGCATAATGTATAATTTGTGTGAAATACGCAAATGGATTTTTTGAAATTTCTGGATCAAAATTATGAAAATATCGAAGGCAGTTTTCTACAGCATCTCCTACCATTTCTTCTCGATATGTGTAATTGATGAAATTGGGTTTATGTGAGTATCCTTCTGCAATTTTCATAAAGGATTCACCAATATAATTGGGTATAGGAGGCTCCTCTAATCCTTTTTCTTTATTTTCTGCACATTTTGCTTTGTAATCAATCAAAACTTCCAGGAATGTTTGATTATTGATGTAGTGTTTCGTCTTTTTTACTAATTCCATTTTTACTCCAATTATTACTGATTTACCTATTGACAAATTTAAAAGTTAGCTTATAATGGTGTTAACAGAGAAAAACTTAAGGACTAACTTGTTATGATGTTAAACAGTATAACATAAAGTAACTTAAGTATCAATAGTAACTTAATGATATTTTATATTATTACTTATTTAATACTTAATAGAATCTAATTACCAGGTCGGCTCAATGGGTTGTGCTGTTGGCTTTTTCAAACATAAGTTCCATCAATTCTGTTTCATCCATAGTTTCGGATGTAACATATACTTCATTATGGTTTTCTGAATCAGATTCTTTTTTATATTTTTCATCAAGTAATCTTTTCAATCTCAATTTATCTATAGAATCGTTGTAATATTGATTTAGTGAATCACTTGTATCTGATATTGACATTACGGAAGCTTTCATCAACTCTATATTTTCTAGATTTTGAACTGTTAAGGGTGAAATCCAATAATCCATTATCATAACATTCTTTTGAAGTTTTGCATCAAACTTCAACATAATATACATGGGATATGAAATATAATAACGATATTCATCTTCATCATTAATTTCTGCCAGAATATCTTCACCGTTTGCCAATCTAATTGTTTTAATCATTATCTAATCCTATTTTATATAATTTATAAACATGTTTCTCACTATCATATATTTTTGTTCTTTTAACAAAATGTTTCAATGTATGATTCATAGTATGACCAATTCTTAAATCATCGGCAATATCATACAAAACAGCTTTTGATTTTGTTTTTGATATTCTCAGTGATCTACCAATACTTTGTAAATTTCTAATTCTACTTTTACTTGGTGATGCAAATATCAAGTAATGTAAGCTCTTACTATTTACACCAGTTGAAAATGTACCATATGAAGCAATAACAATAATGTCATCCTTTTCTTCAAATCTTTTTCTTATAAATTCTCTTTGTTCGGCAGTAGTCTTACTGTATACAAAATACACTTCTCTATTCTTCAAATTTTTTGAATTTTTAATCAAATCATATAAGATTTTTCCATGCTTTTCCACACGATCATATAATATCATGGTATTTTTATCTAAAGATAATGTTAAGTTTTTAATGAAACGATTTCTTTGTTCATTTGATATAAGATATTCAATTTCATCTTTATATTCACAACCTTTCAATAATTTACAGTTTTCTTCTTTATGTTTTAAGATCAAACATTTTATTTCCAATTCTGCTAAACTCTTTTTATCCATCAATTCTTTTGTGGATATAACTTGCTTAATTGAACCAAATAAACCTTCAAGAACAAGCTTATGTGTTTTTGTTCCATCCAGAGAACCAGTTAAACCAATTCGATATTTTGCGTTAATGCAAGATTCAGCAATATATTTTAAGGCTTGGGCTGTAAATAGATGGGCTTCATCACCAATAATGTAGTCAAATTTTTCAAAATAATTTTTATCTAATTTATAAATGGATTGAAACGTTGATATTATAATAGGTTTCTCAGAATGTTTTTCTGAACCTTCAGAAATAGTATGAACATGTTCATCGACATTAAAATCGATAAATTCGGCATAATCTGCAAAATCAGTTTTTAACTGGTGAACTAAAGAAATTCGTGGAACAATAATTAAACCACGATAATTTTTATATTTTAATAGTTGCATCACTATCATATAAATGATTAATGATTTTCCTGATGCTGTTGGTGACAACAGAAGTTTTCTCTTATCACGCATAGCAGAAATAAATGCTTCAATCTGATCTGATCTAACATTTATTTTTTCACCAGCAGAATGAATATTTAATTCTTCAATAAATTTTTTAGCTAAAACAAGAGGAAATTCTTCAGCAACATCTGGACGAGGATCAATATATTCTAATTCATAATTTCTATCTTTAACAAATTTCTCAATATATGGTAAAACACCATAATATATTAAATTAGTTCTAAGATCCAACAAACGAATTTTACCGTCCCACAATTTTTGTTTAAATGCAGGTGAAAATTGGAAGTTAGGTACCCAAAAAGTAAAATAATCTGATAACTCTTTTAATAGATAATTTTCTGCGTATATTTTAATGTAAACTTCATTATATTTTTTTATCGTTATTTTATCTTGAACCATGTATAAATCGCTCATGCGTCATATGTTCTCGGAGTTGCCAAGTTCTGTTGTTTAATTCTTTGAGAATTGCTTCACAATAAGAAGCAGCTTCATCGTGATAAGATTTTCTAAGTAAGATTTTTGAAAGAACATCATCTGAGTCCATATAGATGGAAATATCAGATTTTAAAGTAAATTGGAATGGTTCCCAATTTAATTCTTTTAGTTGTTCTTCTGATAATTTTCCAGAATAATATTCCCAACGAAGTCTTTTTTTAGTTACATAATCTCCCATAACTCGCTTTGATGCAAGTTTATGTTCGGTCATGAATCTTAAGTATTTACTATGGAGCGTCGGAATTCTCAATATTTCTCTTGATGGATCTGTTGTATCAATAACAGAATCCTTTTCCCAATGACTAATAATATTTTCAAGTGTTTCCATAATTATATTTTATTTCTCAAATTGTTACTGGACTATAGTATGTATACCCGAATTCTGCCGATGCCGTGAGAGTTGTTGTATTTTCGTCCATTGTGTTAAATACTACTTCACTTAATCTAACAGGAAACAAACCTGTAAATTCGTATCTTAGATTTACGTTGTTTAATGCCGTAAGAATATTTAATGTTCCATCAGCATATTGTGGTTGTTTCTGATATTGAGCATAAGATGATAAATTTTTCAGATTTTTATATTGATCAAAATTTTCTGGAAAAGTCATTCCAACCATCCAATTATAGATTTCTTTCCAAGAATTTAATTGTTCGTCTAATAAAAAATCGATAGTCAAACGATCAAATGTAAGTTTATCTCCAGGTCTTTGAACATTCACAAAGGGTGTTGGTTGTTCTAAAACGTCTAATGTTAAACCAGGCAAACGTACAGATTGACAAAAATATTGAACATTTGGAATTCTACTAAAAGTCATTAAAAATTTTGTAGATTGTAAAAAATTAGTATTTTGTGGTTGCATAGTTTATCCCCAATAATACGAATATTTAGACAAGAAAAAAAGGAACCCGAAGGTTCCTTTTAAGTTACCACTCTTAACGGTGGTTTGCATCAAGTTGATTACATTAAATTCTTAACACCAAAAATACGATAATACAAGTTTGAACGAGCATCTAGACGACCTAGACCAACATTTAAACCTTCTGCGAATGGGTTAGCAACTAGACCATAACGAGTCTTAAAGCCAATCTTTGGTTGGAAGGTATATTGGTCAATTGCACGAACCATTTGTAATGGTACGTATGGGCAGTAGAATAGTCCAGCGTCGTATGGTGATGGACCCTTATAACCGATAGTTACAAGTTCCATGTTTTGTGTATAACCACCAAAGTAAGGATCGATATAAACCTTGATACGACCGTGTAGCATACCAGCAAAAGTATTACCAGTATCATCAACTTGTAGATCAGCTTGTAGAGCTGGTGTGTATTGTAGTACACCTGCCATAGCCATTGCTGATGCAACGTCTGATGAAACGATCATAACGTTACCTTTTCCTCTACGAGTTTGCTTTGCAATTGTGTTAGCATCACGTTCGATTTGGAAAATTAGACCCTTGAAACGTTCAACTGACCAACGTCCATTTGAATCTGTATCTAAGTCGAAGTAACCAGCAGTTACTGTACCATACTGAGCACCAGGAACAGCTACAGTATAAATTGTACGGATAACTTCACGGTTGATTTCAGCTAGAACTTCTGTAGCTAGAATGTTACTTAGCTCAGTTTCAGCATCAAGACCATGAATTGCCTTCAAGTCTTGTGCTAGTTCTAGTGAGTATTCAGCTTTCAATGCACGGCTTTGTGCTGTAACTGAAACCTTCTCGATAGAGAATCCCATTTGTTGGAAAGCAGCATTTGCATCTGAACCTAGATATTCAGCTACGCTTGTTGGCATTGCTGTACCAGTTGTAAATGCATTTGCAGTTAGGTTAGAAACTGGATTTGTGCTTGTATCAGAAGCAGTAGTTCCTTGGAATCCATAAGGATTTGATGCTGAACCTTGACCAGTAAACATGGTATTAGCTTCATTATAGAAAGCTTCTGTACCTTGTTGACCGTTGTAACGTGAACGCATTGCGAAAATTAGACCAGTAGGACCAGTCATTGGTTGAACACCAGCAACATCATACGCGATTAGGTTTGGTAGAGCACGACGAACCAATGAAATCAAAATTGGGTCGAAGTTTTGTACGCCACCTGTTACGTTTGTTGGACCTGGTTCACCAGCTTCGGTAAGCATTCTAGCACTTTCACGGCTTGCTTGTTGTTGGTTTTCAAGAACCATGGCTGTAACAGCCTTCTTATATGGATCCTTAATTGGCTCTAGATCAGGATGTTCTAGAACCTTGTTCCATTTTGCTTGAAGTTCTTCAGAAAGATACATTTTTAAGTTACTCCTTTAAAGTGTTTTTACTTATTTATTTAATAGTAGTTTTTGAGATTGTCTTGGCATAAATGTCCATTTCTGGGTCTGCGTTTCCAGATTTTGCTGATTTAGAACCTGCATCTTCTGTTAGCAAATCTTCACTCAATTCTAGTGAAGACCCCTTCTTGATATTAGCTGGAAAATATGACTCTTTTAGAGTTTCCAACTTACCGACAAACTCATCTTCTGTAGTAAATTCAACACTTTCTGCAAGCGCCTTCAATTTTTCTACTTGAGTTTGTGTTAGCCCTTCACAAGCTGCGTAAATGGCATCGATTTTTACATGCTCATCGATTTGTTTCTTTTGAGCAATGTTCTTTTGTAGTTGTTCGTTAAGTTCATTTTCTAGTTCTTCAACCTTTGAAGCTAGTTCTTCAACAACATCTACTTTTTCTTCTGGAATATCGATATATGATTCGATGAATAGATTTCTCAAGTTATCGATAAATTCTTCAACAATTTCTGCACGAAGACCTTTTTCGATTGCAACTTGATTTTCTTCAATCCATTCGTTAACCATATAATTTAGATATTCATCAATCTTGGTTGTCATTTCTTCTTGAAGTTCATTATAAGCTTCTTCGAATTGTTTTTGGAAATCTTCTTGAATTTCTTCAACGATTTCTGTTACTGTAGAAACTACAGCAGCTTCAAAAATTGTAGTTGCTTTTTGTCTGAATTCTTCAGATAATGATTCACCTTCCAATAGAGCATTTACAGCATCGCTCATATCAATACCTTCATATTGTTGGAATGTTGCACCTGGATTGCTTTGCATTGTTTGTTGTGGTAATCTACCAGCAATACGATCACGAATAGCATCATAGCTAGTCATATCTGCTTGAACTGGTTGTGCTAGATCACTACGACCTTGTGTTTCTTGTGGTTGACCTTGAGGACGAGTAATACCTGCTCCATCCTTTTCTGAACCAACTGGTGGTGTTGCTCCTGGTGGAGTAGCTTTACCGATACCTCTTGTATAATCAGGAAGTTGGTCATCTTCTTTTTCAGGAGAATCTCCAATCTTTCCTTGATCTTGTGTACCGTATCCTGTTTTTGGATCTAGAGTGCTGTTACCTACGCCCTTTTCTTGATCTGCTGCACGCTTTGCGGCAACGTTTGTATCAAGAATTTCTTTAGCAGCCTCAGACAAATTAAATCTTTTTACCATTTTTAAGAATCTCCTAATTTTCTTATATTACTATTTATAAATTATCGTTTTCTAGATGAAATTTTCTTAATAAAACCTTCAAAAATTTGAAGGCTTACTTCTTCAATTTCTTTTCTAGAAGCACGTTTAATTTCACGTTTCGCATTGCTTTGATCCATTTCTGACCATATACCATTCACTAACATCCATTCTTTGTTTTCCATAATACCTTGAACGAAAGCTCCTGGCGCAGAAGGATCAGCAACAATATCGGCCGCTGTGGCAAGATAAAAGTCATCTTGTACGATATTAATACCGTCCACCATTTTTAATGAACCCATTCCTCTTGATGAAACTCCGAGTTGACCACCACCTTCAATTAAATTTCTGGCAATGTTACCCATTGGTGTTTCTAAAATCTTTGCTTTACCTATCCAAACTGTTCCCTCTTGCTTTAAACTAACAATCATATGGGAAATACGATCAAGATTAATAGAAGGAGTGTCTGGATGACCCAATTCACCGAATGCTCTATTTTTTGCAATGTATTCGTTATGATATCTATTAACTTCACGACGCATTGTTTCTTCTTTATAAAGTCTGCCATTTCTATTCTTAGCTTCTGAAACTAGAAATGGACCTTCAATATAAAGTGTTTTCTTTCCGTTACTTTCTTCAGTTAAATAATTAACTGATTCTGTAATCATTTCTTTAATAAGCTTCATGCTAGTCCTAATGCCTTTCTTCTATTCATTGAAATTCTTCTTCTTTGTCTAATACGCATTCTTTGAATTAATTTTTTGTACTTTGAGTTTCTAGCTTTCAATCTTCTTTTTTGCATTTCAGATGGTGATTGTCTGCCAACATTGTGACGACGGGCAGCATAACCACCATAAGGGGTATGGGAACGAATTTGTCTTAATTGGAATTTACCATGTCTAATTCGATAGTTTAAAACACGTTCTCTACCTAAATTAACATCTTCCTTTAAATCTTCGTTTTCTTCAAAAATATCATTAAACATTTCTTTTGCGATTTCTATTCTTGCAATAGAAAGTTTTTCAGAAATGATATCTGAAATTTTTCCCTCAAAAATTTTATTTGCTTGAGAGAAATTTTCGGAAAGAATTAAATCAACAATCATTATGGTGTTAATCCGTAAGGTTTGTAGTTGAATGCTGCTGGATCGTTGAATTGACCTCGTTGATACATTTGGTTATTCTTACGTAACTCAAGAATTAATGTATATGCACAATTTGCTGTCATTCCATAAGTATTGATTCCAATATCACCTGTTGGACTTACAGCGTTATTTTTTATAGAAACCATACCTTGATCTTCTGAATATTCGCCACAAAGATCAAGAGTTACTATTGTTGATGGTGTTGTACCATTCCAATATAACTCAACATATCCTTGTTGTTTAGATGCAACATTATAACCAACTCTAGTTAATGATAATTCATAAAATGATAGAGCAGTGTTACTCACACTTAACGAAGTATACAATGGCATACCATTAGCATCTAAAGCACCATAAAGTGTGTTTGCTTGAATACGAGCAGTATTTGCTTCTTGTCCAGATCCATCGAATTTTGCTGTTAATTTAATAACAGTTTTTTCTGTGGTATCTCTTAAAACTTCATATGAAAAAGCGTTAGCCATCTTTTATTCCTATTATCTAATATTCGCACTTGACGCAGACAATGCTGTTCCAAATGGCACTGTAACATATTTATCCAAAGAATCTATCTTATAGAGAGCAACATATGTACCATCAGGAAATTGTCTAATTGAAATTCTACGCATAACAAGTACATTAGGTGGATTTGCAGAAGAAAAGTTTGGTGTTGCTAACTCGTCCAAACTTTCTTCGATATTTTCTACCATGTATTCTTTCAATGATTTCATATTAATGCATTTTCTTTAAGGTCAAAGCTAATCTAGCTCTTTTACCTTCTTTGCCACTAGCATGGGCAGCTTTATCTAGTTTTGAATCAGGAATATCTTTTCCTGCAGGAACTCCCAACTCACGATGTAAAGCACCTGGATGTTTGATAGCCTTTTTGATCCAATTTTTTTCTTGAATTGTTTCAATTTCTTCTTTCACATCTTTCTTTGGTTCTTTCCATTTTGAAATTTGTGAATCGTGTGCCTTTACTGCACCTTGACGATATTTAACTTTTGAAACATGAAGGTCTGGCTGAATGTTATAATGTCCATCACCATAAACGTGAATAACTTTATGTTTTACACCAGCATGAGGTCCAATTGCGGGCATAACTTCATCACCGATTTTAAAACCTTCTTTTAATTCAATTTCTTCTTTTTGTACTTTCTTTTTAATTTCATATGTTTTAGGATCAACATAATGATTGCTCATATCTTCACCTTCAGCATGTCTACGCGCCATTTCTCTTTCAGCAGCACGCATATTGTATTCATGGTGATTTGATCCATAATTCTTTCTTGGCATTCCAGCTTCTTTTAAAGCATCTTTTTTGACCATTTTTTTGACAAGTTTTTTATCTTCTTTCTCGTCAGAGTGTTCTTCTTTCATTGAAGCTTTTTTTGAATTCTTTTTGTATTTTTTATTGTCACCATCCTCATCATCTTCGTCATCATCTTCATCATCGTCCGCATCATCATCATTCTGATCTTCATTTTCATCTTCATCTTTTTCAGACTTTTTCTTTTCTTCAGATTGAAGGAGATTTTTAGCTACTTCCATTTTCTTTTGTTCAATAGCTTCGTATACTCTTTCCATAATATCATCAAAAAGAACATCGCGCATGTCCTTTAAATTTTCATTCATTGCGTGTTCTACAATTGCTTTTACTTTTTCCATTTTTGATTACCTCTTTAAGGATTTTATATTTTTATTTATAAAATATTATTTACTCGATGTAATAATGAAGCAACAGGATTTTCATTTAGATTTTCCTGTACTGGATCTTTCATATTATCAGATGTTGATGCTGGACGATTTGCTCCTGCGGCTTGGGCAGCAGATTTTTCGGATGCCTTTGCATCTTTTTTGTTTGGTGCAATACTATTAACTCCAGGAACAACATTCAATGCGGTAGGATCCATTAATGGATCAACAATTTTACCTTCTGATTTTTCTTGTTCAATTTCTTTTTCCATCTTTTCAATTTCATCATCAGACAATCTTAATACATTTCTGCGAATCCAATTTAATGAATAATATCGACCAACGTATGGATCAACTTGTGAAAGAAGTGTTAATCTTTCACGCATTAATTCTGCATCTTTTAATTCAGTGAAATTATTGTCTTTAATATAATCAAAACCAATATCTTCTTTAAACGCATCAAATTCATCGGCAGTACAAATTCCCTTAAGAACACATTGTACTTTTAATGCTTGAAGAAATAACTCATTAAATTTAATACGAAGTCTATCGATAAATTTTGAAAATTTTAATTCATCGCGTGTAATTTCAGATGCACGACCAATGGTAAATCCAGAAGAAGATTCTAATCTTGAAATAGGAACGTTTAGAGATTTATAAAGTTTCTTTTCGAAATACTTAACATCTTCCAATTCGCCTAGATTTTGACCACCAGGTAATGTAGTAATTTCTGTTCCTTTTCCACCATCACGACGAGGTAACCAGAAATCTTCCATCATAGATAGAAATTTACGATCATCACGAACTTCACCTGTATTTGCATCATACACAAGTTTGTTTTTGTATTTGACCATAATATCACGAAGATATTGTTCGGCTTTTAACTTTGGAAGATTACCAACATCAATATAGAAAATTCTACGTTCTGGTGCTCTAGAAATACGATAGATGACAGTTGCATCCTCAATCATTCTTAACTGATTCAATGGTTTAATTGCTTTATGAAGATAAGAAAGAACAACTGATCTTCTTGAGTCCATCAAACCAGAATTTACGTTAACGATAGAATCTTTTGTAATTTTTACACCAACTGGTCCAAATTGTGAAGAACCAGAAATAGCTTTGTCATTGAAAAGATAATATTCGTTGACAACATCCATAATGTCAACTCCAGTTTTTTCGTCTTTCTTTTTCTTGATTTCACGAATTTTTCGAATTTTTCGTGGATCAATATAACGAAGCTCTTTAATACCCTCAAGTGGATTATCTTTGTTGATAATTACTTGATAAAATAAACGTCCGTCCACATAATATCTACGAAAAATATCATGTGCCATATTTGAATAATTAAGAAGTTTCAAAACAGTATTAAACTCTGCTTCAATCGCTTTCTTAATTTTTGGTGGTTGTTCTAAGCTATCAAGAATAATTTTGAGTGTTTTCCCGTCATCGTCGTAAACAATTGCTTCATTAACAATATCATCAATAGCTGATTCGATTTCTGGCTGCATAGCCATTTCACGGTAACGAGAAATAAGTTCAACTTCATTTTTAGCTGTTCCGTCTAAGTCTACATATGTTCCATAATATGCAGCAGAGGAAATAGTAAGTGCCCCATCATCATTTGAAGGGGGACTAAACGAAGGTTGCTGATCCTGTTGTGCTTCGGTTTTTTGTCTTGATATACTAAAACCAAATAAACTAATTGCCAATGTTATCTCCTTAATTCATAATAAATGGGTGGAATTATTCCACCCTTCGTTTATTAGGTTGTTGTATTTGATTCCCATAGTTGGTAAGTAAATGTGACTGAATATTCTTCAATCGAATCATTTGAACCCCAATCTAGTGAAATCGGATCAATGTTTGCAGGGAATGCACCAATCATATTGTATGTCTTGATAATGTCCCCAGTTTTACCATATTGTGTTACAACCGCATCAGATGTATAGGATGTTGGTGTAGCAGCATTGGTACTTCTTAAGTTTCCAACGTGACTGTTGATTGAATTTGACCAGTTTTCTAAAGCATTTCTAATTAAGAAATCTTCATCATTGATAATGGTCAATGTCCAATCAGCAAATGTTCTATTACCAGCAAACTTTACTTCACGACCAAAGTAATATTGAGGCACAATACCAACAGAACTTCCTGGTAATTGTGCCGCTTTAGCCATAAATGTAGTCTTTTGACCAGCAGCAGAACCGTTGGCAACAAAGGTCGGAAATGTAAGTGTTACTGCAAATAGATTAGGACGCGCACCGTCACCAATCATATTTGCTCTAAATTCCGAAATATTGAAAGCCATCTTTTATTCTCCTAAGTTATAAACTTATTTATTAAGCTGCACCAGCAACTTCACTAAATTGAACACCTGTTCCAACTGCAATAAAGTTTAGTTGAATCCAGTTAATTGATCGTGCTGGTTTGACATAAATGTCGCCAACGAATTGGTTGTTATCAATAACTTGTGGAGTATTATTTGTTGAATCACAAACAACTCTATATTGATAAATTCCGCGTCTACCTTGAACATCACGTAAGAATGGTGATACCATTGCTACGAATTGTGCTTGTGTAAATGAATCGTTGAATTCGAATAGTGAATATTTTGCAGCTAGGGCAATTGACTTTTCAAGTACGATGAATAATCTACGAACGTTGATTCTGTCAAATGCTGATGGTTTTGCTTGAAGTGTTTTGTCACCATATAAAACTGTTCCATTACCTTGGAATGACACTACAGGATTTACACCTTGTGGATATAGTAAATCTCTTTGTGATTGTCTTGGATTCCAAGCTAATTTAACTACATTTTTGATATTTCCACGATTAAATCCTGCTGGTGAATACCATGGATCACGAACTGAATCTGTGTAAACGCATAGTCCAGCAATATCACCGTTCAATGGAATATAACGATAAACATTGTTATACTTATCATACATATATTTCCATCCACTATCAACAACAACATATGATGAAGAACGTGAAAGTGTTGTCAACCAGTTTTGAATATTTGTAGTTTCGTTACCAGATTGATTTACAACTGCTGAATATGGTGGAGAAATGAATGCTAGACAATCACCACTTCTACCTTCTAAACTTCCTGCTGGTGTAACAATATTATCGATTACATATTGTTGTAATGTAACATCAGCTCCACCTGTCATTAGTAAAGAAATATCAACCAAATCTTTATTAGATAGTAAATTGTATCCGAAAATATAATCATTATCTTGAACTGCTGAATCTGCACCATTTGTTAATGTGAATGAATAAGATGCATTTGCTGTTCTAGCAAAATTGGTAACTGAAGTTTGTCCCCATGTTGATGAAGTATTTGCATAATCAACAGGATCCATTGCGTAAATGTATTTTGATTGATTCAAAATTACATTCTTATAATATGTTGATTGACCATTTCCATCAACGGCATCTGATGCTTTTGAAACAAAAGGATAAACTTCTAAAATCGAACCTTTAATTCCAGAGAAAAGTCCACCAGCATCAGTAACTACAATATGGAATTCATCATTTGCGCCACCAGCTTGAGCAACTGAATTTGAAGTTGTTGGAGCAGTGCTAAAATTGCCAGAATATGCCCAAGAGCTAAACGCATTAGTATTTGCTGAGTCAAAGACGTTTACTTGAATTGAATTGCCCATTGCTCCGGCATAGCGAGCAACAAAAGCTCCATATGCATTTTGAGCGCCAATATGAAGATAATCAATGTTGTAAATATCTTCATTTGCAATTTGAACGTTCGAACCAGTAGTGTTTGCTTGAGCATTAAATGTATTTGAGTTTAATGCACGAACGAATTGTAGATTGTTACCGTATGCTAAGAAACTAGCAGCAGTAAAAAAGTCAACGTATGTGTTTGTGTTTGGTTCCCCAAAATTATTTACCAGTGAAATTTCATCTGACACTGGATAAATGACTTCGGCAGGTCCCCAAACGGCAGCACCAACAAAACCACCTGTTGTTGTCGAAACTGTAGGAACAACGGTAGTAAGGTCAATTTCTGTGATGCTAGTACCTGGAGATTGTTGTACGGCCATCTTTTTCTCCTTGATTAATTATAATTCTGAATATTGGGCACAATAACTATAATACTTATTTAGATAAACCTATTTTCTCAAAAATTTCTGAAATGCTGGCTCATAACAGAATCATAGTCACCTTCTACCCAAATATCGTCTCCACCAACAATAAAAGGTACATCTAATCCGTTGTCTATAATAGGAGAAGCAACATCAGCTTCATCTAAATGACGGAATTTTTCTAATTGCATCTGTTTTCTTAAATCATGATCTACGATTTCTCTAAAGAATTTGTTGGTTGTGATCCATGAAAACAAGACTAAAGACATTACCAAATCATCATTTTTGCCTTCTTCTGCTTCCCAAGAATTTCCTGTTTGAATAAATGAAGCTAATTCTGAGATTGTATCGAAATCTTCGATAATTAATTTATCACTTTCAATAAGAGTTTTTAGGTTTAAACAACCAATTCTCTTAACTTGAGAGGACATTTTTACTCCATTCTGAATTCCACGACCAAATCCAGCTCCTAGTTGTTGTGCTTTTTTGTTTCCTGTTTCCACTTTTAACACATTCTCATATTCCATTTCTGAAACTAGAATATCTGCAATTTGTGGATTGTTATTAATTTCAACTAAAATGAAAGCATTATTATAAAATTTACCAACAGTTTGGATAATTGTAGGAAATAAAACGGGAGATATATGAGAATTTTTATATTTAGCAACTTGTTTATATGGCGTCGAAGAAACATCAAATACACTAATCGTTGATGAGTCTAAATCTTTACCTTCTGCAATATCAACGGTCATTACATAAATATGATCTTTTGTAACTTCTTCATCACCTTTGATTGGTAATTCGTAAATATCAACAACATTATCATTTCCAATTTTCATCTTTTCAATTGGATCACGATATGCTAGTGATTGAAGTTTTGATCCAGAAATAAGAGTATTAGAAGAACCTAAGAAATCACAATTATGTGAGACTAATCCATTAGAATAATATAAATGTTTTTGACCTGAATTTACAATATCAAATAATTCGATTTTCTTTTTTATTAATCTTTTAGATACGACAAAACACCCAAGTTTATCTTGGGTGTCAATCATATCTTTTTTAGTTAAATCCTTAGCTTTTACTATTCCATTAATGGTAGATAATGGGTGATCTTCGGAACATTTTAATTCTTTATTATTGGAGAATTTCAGATGGATATAACGATTTTTTGTAATCTTATTAACACCATAGAAGTCCTCAATTCCATGTGGGGTTAATATTTTATATTTTTTATTATTATATACTACTGATTTAGGAAGGTTAAACATTTTTGTATTGTCTCGTCTGGATTTTTATAAAAATCGTTTTCTTTAATGTGAAGAATTTTATATCCTTTCATAGTTACGAATTCATCTTTAGCGATGTCCTTCAATACTCTTTCACCAGCATGGTAAAATGTACCATCAAATTCTATGATTTTATCAAACAATAAAAAATCAATAACATATCTATTTTTATTTAAATGATTTCTATTTTCTTCTGAAATTTTGGATATATCTAAAGGTGTGATTGAAATATTTTTCTCATTATTCAATTCAGAAAAATAACAATTATTTTTTTGAACATCATTTAATTTTTCATAAATTGAAAAAAACAATTTTTGGGAAACAATAGAAACACCATTCACCCGTGTAGAACAATTTTTACAAATTAAACGTTCAGAATTACCATAACCCCTCTCAAATGTATAAAATTTTAATGGTGTATCACAATGTTTACATGTTATAATATCTTCTGGATCATAATCATTTAATATTCTATAAAATTTCTCTGTAAATTTATTGGTTGTTAACTTATGGTTTTTTGCATGAAATAGAATAGAATTATATAAATTCGAACTACCCATTTTTAATTGTTTAACAACTCCTTGATTATCGAAAACCAATATATTTTTTAGTTTTGAAAATTCGGATTTAATTTCTTCCTTTGTGTATAATATTTGTGTTGGATAAATGTACCGTTTAACAATTCCAATCTCTGTACCCAGTTCATTTGCAATTTCTTGCAATGATTTATTATTGACATTTTTATAATTTCGTAATTTCTCTCGAATGTCTTTATTAATAAAATAATCACTTTCAAGATTATATATTTTCATTAATTTATGAATTCTCGCTCTGTGGACATTATATTGTTTTGCTATTTGAAGAATAGATTCGGTTTTCAATAAGTTTTCTAGTTTCTCTTTACTAATTATCTCATATTTTTCTCGATTTAATACTTTAGCACTATCAGATTTTGATCTAGATTGTAAATCAAACTTTTTGAATAATCTGATAATCGGTTGTCTGTCTGCAAATCCAAAATATTTACCAATTTCATCGAGGGTCATTTCTTTCTGAAAATATAGATTTTCAAGTTGTTCTTTCGTTATGTTCTTTGAGTTCATTATATAAGTCTCCTATGTTCATTTCACATAGATTATTTAAATGAGACGAATTCTCAGTTTGATCATTTTTTAGTAATAATGTAGTTATTTTTGTATGTTTTTCAAGGCTCTCAAATTCTTGTTGGAATTGTCTTTCAGAAGTGTTTCTGATTGTTTCTTCTTTCCATTTTTCATCTCTTCCAGGAACTTCTGACCAATGAATTTCAAATGTTTTGTAATTATTTCTACCATGTTGTGCATCTGTCCAGAGTTTATAGAACAAATTCATACCATTTGGTGTAGAAACGATAATAATTTTGGTTGTTTTACCAGAAGAAATTACAGGATATACTGAATTGAAGAAATCATTTGCCATATTGTTTGGAACGAAAGCAAATTCATCCAAAAATACTAGATTAAATGATCCTCCACGAATAGCAGAACTGGATGTTGATGCTGCAATAACTTTCGATCCATTTTCAAGTTCAACATTACCTTTGTTCCAAACCACAACTCCTTGTTGTAGCCAATCTGGTAAATTTTCATAAGCTAATTGATACTTCGCTAAAATATCTCGGGCTAGTGCTCCTTTGTTAGCTAAAACGGCAATATTTTGATCATCGGTAAAAATAGAAAGCCAAAGTAAATATGCAACTGTTGTGGATGTTTTTCCAACCTGTCGTGGACATTTTGTGATTACGAAACGATTATCCGTAAATGTTTGGAGCATTTTTTCTTGAAAACCCCACATTTCAAAAGGCATCAAACCTTTATCAACGTTTACGATACGGATATATTTTTTTGCAAAATAAATGGGATCTTTAGAACATTTGATATATTCATCAATCTGTTCTTTTGAATAGTTAAGTTTTACTCCAGCTCTTTTTAGATTGGGATTATCACGATAAGCTGTTTTATCGTAACTCATTCTATATTACCCTTTAAGAGTTTATTTAAATCTGATGGACTGCCAATAAAAACAGCTTTATCAATATTTGTTTCATTTGTTGCTTTACTTTTTCCTGTCATGTCTCGCATCTGTTTTTGAAGAAGAATTAATTTTTCATTAGCATCTGTTACATTTTTAATCAAAATTGCTGCAACTTCATATGCTCTAGGTTCTTGAGAATTTTTAGCAACATCGATAATATCATTGATTGCATTCATGCCTTTTGTTACAATGTAATTGTAATTGTCTCTTACAGTCTCATAATCACCAGGCAAGTCATTTTCGAAGGAACTTGTTGTATTTCCTTCTTCTTTAGGTTCTTTCATGGTAATCATGGAAGTATTTGCTTCTTTTTTAACTTCTTCAAAAGGAACGTCGAATACTTCACTCATATTTTTATCAAAATCTTGCATCATTAACTTTCAGTGATTGTTGTTGTTACAGTGTAATTTGAATTTGCATTAGCTGTAATTGGATTTACTGTTAGATCAATAGTTGCATATTTACTATTTTCCTCATACATTCCTACTAATATATATGAAGAATCTGAACTTACACCGTAAATGTACGTGTTTGTAAGAAATGTTCCATTAATATTTGATAAAGTTAACTGATTGGTTGTATTGCTAAAATTATTGACTGTTGCTGTTGCAAATGCTGTATCTAAAGAATATCCTTGATAAACAGTTTCACCAATTTTATAAAATCCAAATCCTGTATTCGCAACATTAAAAATTGTAAAAATGTCAGCAGAAGAATCATTATAATTGTAAATATTTGTAATAGCTTCTTTAATAACAGAAGCTTCGTAGGTTGAACCAAAAATAAATCCTTTTGCTGTAAAAGTTAAAGTCCAAATTACAACTCTAGTTGAATCCGTATCTCCTTCATACTCAATATCAAAATCAACATTTTTTAGTAAAATAGGAAGTTCTTTGATTCCTGGTGCACCCAGTTCTGGCACAAAATTAATTTTAATGGTGTATTCTGGAGTAAAAAATGGTAAAATCTTTTCAACTATTTCAGTACCATCTTCTATATTACGAACGTAAATATAAAGAGAAAAATTAAAATTATAAGGAACTGGAACATATTGCGAATAACCTGTTGATGAATTGTTTGGATTTACAGCAGTATTTTTCAAATTTGTTATTTGTTTTCTTGTACTATCATATTCCATTCCTGTCATATCATACGACATTCTTGGTAATGCTATTTGAATTTTTTTATCTAGATTTGGATCACCCAACAATTTTGTTACATATTTCTCTTTTGGTGCAAAGATAAGAGGAACAGCAAATGTTTGATTTGTAGTTCCATCTTGATTGATTCTAGTTAAAGAAATATTATTAAAGATATCCCCAAAACCAACAATAGTTTTTCTAATGGTTCTATGATATTGATTATAAACTGATGTTGTCATGGATTAAATTAGTCCAAAAGGATTAGATTCTGTATTATCAATATAGGTATTTGCTTCAACATTAATAACTTCATTATCATATGCTGCATGTCCTTGACCTTCAGTATAGACATTTGTTGCTACGAATTCACAATTAGCACTAGATGAAGATCCATATGTTATTGTGTTTGTTGAAAATGTACCATTAATTTGATTCAATACCATAATACCTGTTTGAATGCTATATTGTGATAATGTTCCTGTCACAGTCGCATTTGCAAATGTTGCATCGGGTGATTGATAGACAATTTCATTTATATTAAATCTACCATTAAGATTTGTGAAATAAAATTCAGATGAAACAGCTTCAAGTGTTTGAATAATATCAATATCTGGAATTCCTGTTTCCATAGCTTCCTGTGAATATTTGAATTTCTCAAGTTCAAGACGATAGTAAAATGGATTCTTTCTGCCCAGCATTGACATATCTGATGTTTGATGAACATATGTAATTTCAAATAATTCACCTTGACCATTTGTTGAAGGAACATAAATCAAATCGCCTTCCATAGGTCTAGTTAAAGTTGTTGTGCTAACTCGTTGATCGAATGTTCTTTTTGAAAGAATGATATTTAAAGTTATACGAAGTTCAAGTCCAAATTTACTGAAAAAGTTTTTGCTTCCTCCATAATCATCTGTATTTTCAATATACACTTCAATAGGAAAAGCAGAAGTAAATTTCTTTAGAACATCTTCACCATAAAGCAAATCTCTGGCTTGTGAATTAGAATTTGGAACGTAATAGCAATCCATTCCATTGATTTGAATAACTTCATGGATTAAATCTTCAACAAGTCTTTGCTCGTTGACTGAATTATAATTGCGAAAATATGGATTTACTGGTGGCATATCAATTCATCATAAATTCTAATGGTCCAGAATAATCATCGATCATTTCTTGTTCAAGCTTGTTGATTTCTTCTACAGCTTCATCATAAATTTTATCTCCATTTAGAGCTATTCCACCAAGCATTTGAACGCCTTGAAATTTCTTCATGTTTTCACCCCAATTTCTTTTAATTAGGGCAGTTGCATATCTTTTTAACCAACGATCATTCCAAACATCTGGATATACATTAGGATCGATTGACGCATAACATTCAGCAACAACTACTGTGCCAACGGGAGCTTCCGATGCACCCCATGCCCAGTCAATATAAAGTCTTTGCATATGACGTTGAAATCTGATTGGAACTTCACCTGTAAAGAAAATTTCAAGAGTTCTTAAATGTTGTTGTGTTAATGTGTAATTAATATATGATGCAGATGTAAAATCATACAATTCATTTAAACGCAATTGATATCTCAAATCGAACATATTAATTGTTGCTTGAGAATCTTGCAAAGGAAAAATTCTTGTAACACCTTGAATTTCGACAACATTATTTGACGAATCTAATACATTAGATAGATCAAGATATTGATTATTAATATCGGTTTGATTCACTGCATGAATATAATAAAATTTTTGAATCGCATCGAAGTGATAATCGGTGTAATATTGCAATGCATCATCAATACGATCTTCAATTTGATCGTTGTCCATATTAATGTTGATAACAGGAAATCCAAGTCTGCGCAAGCAATAATCTTTAAATTCGTCTCTGGTTGATATTGAAGCCATTTTTAATCCTTTTTATTTCTATTTATGCTTATGGCTCTAAATAGACTCCCGATGTAGTTCCTGTGTCCAAAGTATAACTCGTGTTGGATTTGATGAAAATTAAGATCTATTTTATTTGCCTTTTAATTTTTACCAATTAATAGAAGCTACAGTATTCGAATTGTTCGCTGTCATAACTTGTGATTTAAGAATATTATATTTTTCTCGCATAGCATTAACAAAAACAATACCTTGTTCAAATAAAGAAACTGCTGTTGGAGGATCAACAATAATTGCACCATTCGATGTGCTGATTCTGAATCCCATTTTATACCATTGAATTGTTCCATCTGTAACTGATAAACTAAAATCTGATGGAAATACTGGTTGACTATTTCCCGATAAACCACCAGAAAATGTCATATAATAAATTGAATTTGATACAATAACACTATTTGGATAATAAGTTGTATTAGCTGACCAAATTCCAGCTTTTTGCATTGCACCTTGGGCTGCCATCGATGCCATCAATGCATTTGTTTGATCGTGTTTTGTATTATCTTCTCTCAAAGTAATCGTGTAATTATTACCAGCAACATTAGCACTGAATCCGTTATAAATTGCTTGAGTACAATTAATTGATAAAAGATTTGTTTTTTGTGATTGATATGCTAACAATTCAGAATTAGCTGTTGGTGCAATTAGCTGATTATTTGCAACTGTCCATGCTAAAGGATAAGATGCTGAAGATAAATTTGAAATATCGTTATTCGTAGCAATAATATATGAACCGCTTTGTGGTGTTTGTGAAGATAGATACCATCCTGTAACTAATCCAGTATTTGGATCATATTGTATATAATAATTCATGAAAAAACTCCTAAATTAACACCAGCTATTCCGCCGTAACCTTGACCAACAAACCAATCAAAAATCGTAAAATTGTATGTTTTTTGTTGTGTATAGAAAAAATCTCCCCATGATATTGGTGAATTAGTTCCATTATGTGCTTGAACTCCTAATGGTAAGCAATATATATTCGCATCTGTGCCTGTATAATATTCTCCAAGTCCACCACAAATTATTCCAACATTATTATTTGTTGTTAAAGATAAGATCGCATTGGTTTGATACTTACCTGTTACAGCATTTGATGAAACAAAATTCCATGAACCAGATTTTTTAGTATACACACCACCAGACATTCCCGTTGGTGGTGTCTGACCACCAGTAAATGTCCAAGTAATAACTGTGTTTGTGTTAGCATTTGCACTTAAACAAAATGCCATAATAGAATTCATATGTGAACCCGGATCAACATATGGAGATAATGTTATATATTGATTATTTGCTGAATCTGAAATTGTTGGGGCAGTTACTCCATGATTATATAAACACGAAGTTACTATTAATGCTCCTTGAGGAACGTTCAAAAACCCACTGTTGATCGTTGAACCAGAACTGATACTTGTTGCAAATGATTGAACTCTTTGATAATTTGAATTTGATGATAATAATAAATTAAATCCGACCCCATTAATTCCTGTAGATAAATTATCTGTTGTTAATGAAATAACATTTGGTGATGAATTTAAACTTGTTAAATTCAACGTTGCCGCCATCAAAGATGATGAAACAGTTGTATTTGAAGATTGAGAAATTGCTGTATATCCTGGAGGAACATTTGGAATATTAGTGCCTGTGTTATTTAATGCAATAATTAATTGTTTACTATTTTGTTCTGATTGTGTTTGTGGATAAAAATTATATGTGGAATTTCCACTAACATATTTGTTTGCTGTATATGTCAAATAACTGCCCGTTAATGGAGAACAATTTCTAAATGTAAATAATTGTCCATACATAAAATTAATGGATGCTGAACCACCACTAATATATTCAAATGAATAATTAGATTCTAAATTAGAAGCTTCTCTCCATAAAACAGCGCTATTACCATCATTTGAGCCTTGGTTTGGAATAATATCATAATAATTCCAACCTGTTTGAAGTCTGCCCGAACTGTCATAAGCAACAATTCCTAATGTATTTGTTGGTGAAGTTGATTGACTGCAACCAAATACTCCAATTACAATGTCATTTGTTCTATAAACTGATGGAGGCGAAGTGACTATATAGGGGTAATTTGCGTTTGATGAAATTAAATAGGTTGTATTTGATATTAGCTTTGGATAAACTGGGTCAAATGCATAAGTGATTACAATAACACCATTTGCACCAGCTCCTGGAGTGCCTCCATTTCCTGTACCTCCACCTCCACCTCCACCATATAGTCCTCCATAACCCGCTTGTCCGCCGTTCGGCTGTGAAAATACAGATATATGATTATATTGTAATCCACCGCCACCACCGCCCGATCCAGCTAAATTCCATTCTGTTCCCGCAAATCCTGATTGAGCATTTACAGATAGAGTTGAGTTTGGAGACCATAATCCACCTGCTCCTCCAAAATAATTTCCAGCAGCTCCGCCGTCAGAATTTGTTGTTATATTATCTGTAAATCCATTTGCTCCCGGTCCATTCGGTCCCGCCGCACCGCCTCCTCCGCCTCCTCCATTAGATAAACCAGCACTTGCTCCCCATCCTCCAGAATAAATTAAATTACCTTTTGAATTAGAAGTTGTTCCTCCAGAAACAACATTTCCTGTACCATTAACATCTGTTTTTCCAAAATCTGCTACAACAGTTAAAGTATCTTTAAACCAAGTTATTGAACCATCATGAAAAGTTGGACTATTAATTCCTGTAGAATAATCATAATATGCTCCTTGACCAATTTGATAATTTATATTATTTCCAGAAACTAAAG